TCACATAGGGTATCATAATAGGGGGTTGACACAGTGCGATGGGTCTGTTATTATACAAGAGTCGGACGCGACATCGGGAATGACTGAATAAACTTACTGGCAACCGCTAGTTAAGGTGATGAGACACAGGTGGTGCTGCTATCGAGAGGTAGAATCGACTTACCAGTCGGGTCTCAGGCAAAGATGTATTTACTCTGTAGTAATGCCCATCTTTTGTTGGTACACAGGAATCCAACTTCCCCCATTATTCACAACTAAATATGACAGTTAACAAACTGTCCACTAGGGGGTAGGCTACCCCCTTTTTTATGTCATAATAGAATCATACAGACACAGGATTCAAATGTTAGAAGTCAAAGGAACTCTCGCAAAACTACTCGCTGAAGAAGACATCATCGTTGAGATGAAGCAAGTAGACACAGCATCATTCGATGTAGAGAAGCGTGTATTAACACTTCCATTGTGGGAGAAAGCAGACGCGACTATCGTTGACATGCTTATAGCACATGAGGTAGGTCACGCACGTTACACACCTAATGAGTGGGACTTCTTAGGTGAGATTCCTTTATCAGTTGTTAATGTTGTAGAAGATGTACGTATTGAGAGGTTAATGAAGCGTAGATACGCAGGACTTCCTAAGACATTCTACAATGGTTACAAAGATATCAATAAGAAAGACTTCTTTCAACTACGTTTCGTTGATCTAGAAGAGTTAGGTCTTGCTGATCGTATCAATATTTTCCATAAGGTAGGTATGTTCCATAATGTACCATTCAACAATGATCTAGAGATAGGATTCAGAGACGAATGTTTAAGTGTTGAGACATTTGAAGAAGTATTAGATTTAGCAAGACGTATTACTAAATATCAGCAGGAACAGGTCTCGGAAAAATCAACCTCCCAGACCGAAGAGGTAGGTGCTGAGTCAGTACCTACATCAGAACAAGGTAGCGGTGGTCAAACCCAATCTTCACAGGAAGTACCAACAGAATTTACAGACACACAGGGTCAAGGAACACCTACCGAAGCAACACAAGAAAACGGTCAAGAGTCTGAAGGGGCATCTGATGAGGATGATACTCTCTCACCCGCACAACCAGAAGGACACGGTTCTAAAGGTGGTAAGACTTATGGCGATGACTTGGAAGCAGTTACAGATTCACTCCTATCAGAATCCATCCAAAACCTTGTTGACACCGAGTCTGCTCCTAGCACATACATCAATACTCCAGACATTCTTTTAGACAGAGTTGTAGTAGAGACCTCTACATGGGTACAAGAGATTGAGAATCACTGGAACCAGAATGAATCAATATCTTTTCTTCAGATAGACGAAGAGTGGAATAAGTATAAGACACAAGCAACAAGAGAAGTCAACTACCTTGTCAAAGAGTTTGAGTGTAAGAAGGCAGCATCAGCATACGCACGTACCACAGTGTCTAAGACAGGTGTTCTTGACTGTGCTAAACTATTCCAGTACAAGTACAACGATGACATCTTCAAGAAGATCTCAGTGACACCTGATGGTAAGAATCATGGTCTTATCTTCAATCTAGATTGGTCTGGTTCTATGAGCACCATCTTGTTCTCAACCATGAAACAGTTACTAAATCTAATTCAGTTCTGTAACAAGGTAGGCATTCCATTCGAGGTATATGCTTTCACTAATGAGTGGGAACAGAAAGATAAGACACAGAAGGTTGATGTTGTCAGAGAAAATGAGATCATCATCGACAACTTCAACATGCTCAAGTTTGCTAGCAGTGAACTTAAGAAGAAGGACTTAGAAAAAGTCATGAAGTATATGTTCAGACTTGCCTATGCTATGACTTGGAGATCTTGTGAGTACAACATCCCTTACAGATTTTACTTATCAGGTACACCTCTAAACGAAGCGATCATCTCAATGAAACAGATCATCCCTATCTTCCAGAGCAACAACAAAGTAGAGAAGTGTCACGTCATCAACCTAACTGATGGTGAAGGTTCATGTATCATGATGAATAAGAAGTGGGGTCACTATGAGTACGACAAACTTGTAGGAGGACACATCGGAGACTGCCAGTTACGTGACCGTAAGGTAGGTAGAATCTACAAGAAGTTTGGTTACGACTACTATGGAAATAGTCACACAGATATCTTTATTGAGAATCTAAGAGATCACTTCCCTCACACTAACTTCATCTCTATCAGACTCTGCTCAGGTAATGACTTCAACAGAGTGTCACATGCTAATGAGTGGGACTTCGACAAGAAGGAGAAGAACAAGGCAGAGTGGAGAAAGCACAAGTCATTCATCGACTTCGATTCAGCATACACTAGATCTCTCTATATACAGAGCAATAGTCTTGACGATGCTGACAATGAGTTCACTGTCAAAGAAGACGCACGTAAGCAAGACATCTCTAGAGCGTTCAAGAAGTCACTCAAGAACAAGAAAACATCTAAGAGAATATTGAATGAGTTCATTTCAGTTATAGCATGAGACCACAAGTACATAGTCTATTCCCCACCCCTGTATTCCAGAGTGAGATACCTCTGAGACAGGAGTGGTTGGAGTATGTAAAGACATTAGAATATGATCGCACTGCGATGGACAATGGATACATCTCTCACTCCAGAGATATATTCAGCAATAAAGAATTACGTTCACTGAAGCATGAGATATCTGACGCAGTAAAATACTTTGCTCATCAGCAGTTGAAGGTATCTCAGTACGTCTATATTGATGTGTGTAGAGCATGGGGTATCAAGCATATGCCTGGTGACTGGGCACAGAACCACTGTCACATGAACAGTATATTCTCAGGTATATACTACCTAGATGTGAGTGAACACAGTGGTGACCTAGTGATAGAGAAGGGACAACTGTTCCCTAATTGTTTTATGCCTACACTGTCACCTGATGTAGACTTCTTTAATAAGTACACTCAACAGAACTGGAGACTCAAACCTGAGAATGGTATGCTAGTGGTCTTCCCTAGTCAGGTAATACATAACGTAGAAAAGAATGAGACAGAGAATGAGAGATACGCAGTGGCATTTGATGTTTTTATTAGAGGACGCATGGGTGAATACGGTGGGTCAGATGTGACAATAAAATAAGTGTCCACTGAGTGTAGACATGGGTGCTAGCACCCTGTACAATTAAGTACATAAGCAATTCACAGTAACATGACTTTCAAAAAAGGCAACACTTTCTCCAACAGCAAGTACACATCTGATCAGTTCTTCGATCACATAAAGTCTGAAGGTTTAGATAAAACATCTATACCATCTACTACGGTTACAGAGATGGCAAATCATTTCTCTGTTACGAAGAGAGCAATGGTCAGACGTATGACTGAAAAACTTGGTTATGAGTATTCAGCAACGACTAAAAGTTTTCACTTTGTACTTACAAACAAACCACAAGTTGCTAAAGCAAAAGCAAAACTTGAGAAGATTGTAGCAAAGACACCTGACTTGCCAACCAAGACAACTTCTGCTAATCTTAAGACAGAACAATCACTATCACAAAACTTGGTTCCACTTAAAGACCCAGAGTTTGTACCATTCGGTAACTACAATGACCTCAGAAAAGTATTGAGATCTAAACAGTTCTACCCTATGTTCATTACAGGATTGTCAGGTAACGGTAAGACATACTCTGTAGAGCAAGCATGTGCTACTCTTGGACGTGAGTTGATCCGTGTTAACATTACTATAGAAACAGATGAGGATGATCTTATTGGTGGTTTTCGTCTTGTTGATGGGGACACTGTTTGGCACAATGGTCCTGTCATAGAGGCACTTGAGAAGGGTGCTGTGCTCCTACTTGATGAGGTTGACCTAGCATCTAACAAAGTACTATGTCTACAATCTATCTTAGAAGGTAAGGGTGTCTTCCTCAAGAAAACAGGTAGGTACGTACAACCTGCTAAAGGTTTCACAGTTATCGCTACTGCTAACACAAAGGGTAAGGGTTCTGATGATGGTAGATTCGTAGGTACTAACGTACTCAACGAAGCATTCCTTGAGAGATTCCCTATCACTCTAGAGCAGGAGTACCCTACACCTGTCACCGAAGCAAAGATACTTGCCTTCCACTGTAACGACAAGGACTACATCAAGCACCTATGTGACTGGGCAAACATCATCCGTAGCACATTCAAGGAGGGCGGTATTGATGAGGTAATCAGTACACGTAGACTGGTACACATCGTTAAGGCATATGCTATCTTTGGTTCTAAAGAGAAGTCAATCTCTACTTGTATCAACAGATTCGATGACGAGACAAAGCAAGCACTACAAGAGTTGTATGACAAGGTAGATGCTAATGTTGACTTCAACGTTGACAATAACGAGACTACAGTGTAAAATAGATTATGAACAAAGATTCAGCAAAAGAAATGCTACGAGAATCAATCGAGAGCATACAACATACAACAATGGGTATTAACGACAATACCCTACGTTGTAAATACGATGAGGATCTAGCACTGAAGGAAGCTTTAGAGTATATCACTAGCACCTACCAAGGTCACTATACCTCAAAGAAGACCAACGTCCAGACTCTAGACCTTATCGAAGCAGTGGGTGATGCCCCTGCCTTCTGTCGTTCAAATGCTATTAAGTATTTGTCTCGATACGATAAGAAGGGATTCCCTAGCAGGGATATTCTAAAAGCAATTCATTATTGCGTACTCCTATATCATTTTACAGAAAAACAACGTGAAGACACTGAACCCTATGAAACTTTCTGATCGCACCATCAGGATCTTGACCAACCTGTCAAAGATTAATAGGTCGATCCAATTTAAAGAAGGTAATGAACTATCTTCTCTCTCAATCCAAAAGAATGTTCTTGCTAAGACAACAATAGAAGAAACATTTCCACAAGACTTTGCCATCTATGATCTAGATGAGTTCTTAAAGGTAATGAGTCTTACTGACAATCAAGGAGATCTCATCTTTGACAATCAAGCATTCGTTACAGTGAGAACAAACAGAACACAGGCAAAGTATTTCTTTGCTGATCCTTCTATCGTACAGCAACCTCCTGAGAAGTTTCCTGTACTACCTAGTATTGAATGTGAGTTTGATTTAGACATCTCTGACCTTAACAGGATTAGAACTGCTCTATCAATCTATGGTCACCTAGAAGACATTGCTATCGTAGGTAGGGATGGTACTGTATCTGTTGAGATCAGAGACAGAGAGAACGCATCATCTAACACATACTCTATAGCAGTAGGTA